AAAAGGAATCATTCAAGTACAAGCCTTATCCTAAGCCTCGCGGCATCATGGGAACATTCCAAGAGCTGTGTGATCTGAAATCAGCCGGGAATCAAGACGCAACCGGACTCGGTGGCTCCATCGCTTTAATGGCAGTTCTTGCATCCAACAAGTATGTTACTGAGTGCCGGGGGCTTATCACTTGCCCGAATGTGTACGTTATTAATCTTGGCTACAGCTCGTTTGGTAAAGAAATGGCGCAATCCATCATCCATGATCTACTTCAAGAATCAGGCTTACTAGGCTCTGGTAACTACAAGTCAGACGTTTCTTACATCATGCAGCTACCTATTCAGCAAGAGCGCTTAGACATCATTGACGAGTGCTCGTCTATCCTTAAGGCCATGGGAGCTAAAGAGGGTTATGCGTCGAACATGGTTGAGTTGATGTCCGAGCTATACACCAAGGGATCAACCAAGTACAACGGGCAAACAACCGCAACTAGGGGTGAGCGTTACGGGGCTTGCTATAACCCGCATATTTCATTCTTAGGTTCAACCACACCTAAAGGGTTCAAAGCATCAGTTAACAAGGAAGTTGCGGCTAAGGGGTTACTTCCTCGAATGCTCTTATTCTTTCAAAGTGATATTGGGGTTTATCGTGGCAGGAAAGATAGAAGCCAGATTGATCCACTTACAAAAAAATTGAAACTTTTTGTAGATAAAATTCTTAAAATTGAAAAAATTATTCATCCTGATTTTAACCCTGAAGTTAATTTACTGGCTGAAAGAAGAGGCGAAAATAACGAAGATTTAAGTTGTGGAATTAGGTATAAACATACGGTTTTACCAATGGATGATGAGACAATAGAGGCTTGGTTAAACCTAGAAGAATCTTACCACAACAAAAAATGTATCGACCCTGAAGGTTTTGAATCAGCGTTTATTGGTAGGTTTGCAGAGAATATTGCCAAACTTGCACTTTTAGATGCCATTTCTTTAGAGCGTAAAACAATACAAATTGACTCTTTTCTTTGGGCTAAGGAGGTTGTTGAAACGCAGTGGTACAATTCGACTATGCTCTATGAACTGGCTCATGCTGAAAACCAGACTCATGCTGACTCAACCAGAATACTAAACTGTATTAAATCGGTAGGAATTATTTCTAAAAACGAGTTAACAAGTCGCAATAGGTGGATCAGAGAAAGAGACTTAAAAGAGGTCATAAATACTCTAAAAGAGTCTAATTTGATAGAAGAGATGGTTTCAAGTGGTAAGACAGGAAGACCCAAAACATTCTTTAAGGTCAAAAAATAGTTTCATGTCAAAACATGAAAGTCACCCTATTTACATGGAAGTCGTACCATTTATTTAATAATTACAGCAGTTTAACACTTTCATGTATTTCATGAGTTTCATGTATCATGGGTGTGGTTCTATGTATATATCTATACATTATTGTCTCAATACTAAAACAAGTAAAATTGTCACAATGTAAAAAGCACTCACTTGAGTAAAATTGTTTTTATTATAGAATAAAGATATATCCTATATACATACATACATATATATATATATATAATAATATCATATAGTTATAACAGAAGATTCATGTTTTTATGTTTAAGACAAGATAACAATACTGATTAAATGCGTTATTCAATACTGCCAGACAATAAAAAAACCCCTGAGAATCGCGTCTCAAGGGTTTTTGTAATTCTATGCCTGTTTGGTGGTGTAGTGGTGTACGGTAGCCTTAAATCAAAACGTCGATGATTCTGTAGCCCATGGCTGACACAATCTCACCACCATGTTCATAAACAAAGTCATAATAGTCTTCAATGTCCCATCCAGCATGGTAACAAGCAGCTACCAGCTCTTCATGTGCACACTCATCCATTGCCTCGTACCACGTTGGGTATCTCCATCCACTATCTGATCCGTCTAGCTCGATAATGTAGTACTCGTAACGTGGTGTTTTTTGCTTCCCAAAATAATGCTGTGTTGTGGTCATGTTCATTTCTCCTTGACCCTTAGAATAACATTTAAATTGTTAGTTTACAAGCAGGAACGAATTGAATTGCAATTACTATTTTTCTTGTTAGCATTTAACTCAATGCTACCCATCATTGATTTAAACCACCACGAAGCAATTGAATCAGGAAAACCCAAAACTACCAAACACGCCCAGACTTTTTCAGTTGACAAAGCCCTTTTATCTCAATTCAAAAAGTACTGCAAAACCAAATCAATCGCTGTCTCTCCAGTCGTTGAAAGCCTAATCGAACAATTCATGAAGCAGGTCAATGAAGAAACAAGCGTTTAAATCTGGCAAATGTATATGCAAGAACGGATGCAAACTGTGCGTTATTTATGTCTATCAACTAACAGAGAAGGGAGTTCATATGGCTAAAAAGAAAGCAAGCAAGAAAAAACCAAGCAAAAAGTAACTTCTTCCCCTTACGGGTTAGAAATTAAAAGGCCGTACCCATTAAAACAGGTACGGCCCATACAACAAACGAAATGAATAAACTAAAGCTAACAAAACTTTAAAACTATGGCAAATGAAAATAATGATCCTGAAAATACGCTTCTCATGGTCAATGACCTAATGAGAAAAATTGCCATTCTTAACTGCTATAACCAAGCCATTAATTTTACCTGTCAAGAAATTATAGACGAGAACTCATGCAATAAATCTGCCAAAACCTTGGCGCTTGAAATTCTTCACCTTCATGACCGATTACTCAAAGAAAACTTTAAAAAAATGAACGAAAAGGAATATCATTAATTAAAAAACAATGATCGAAATGAATGAAATTAAAATAGGCTTAGAATGCTACTGGATGGGCGGTAACGCATTTTCCGTCTACGGCAAACGCTATACACCCTGCAAAGTCATATCCATCACCTCTACAGGTCGAATTGAAATAGAAATCCAGACTCAAAACGGCAAAATCAATAAATACGTATCCAATACCACCTTAGAACCTAAAAAATAATCATTTTCACTATTGAAACGATACTAAAACACTCCATCATGGACAATGAAGGAGACCATGAATCATGGCTAATCATAAAAAAGTATACGTCGAACAATCAGAACTATCCGAACAACCATCTACCGAACGAGTTTACAAACAAGATATTAAAATCGAGTCCGATCTTTTTAAGCTAGAAGTAGCTAAGATGAAAAAAGACATGGTGAACAATAAAGACAATCCAAGTCTTTTAGAAATCGAGCATTGCCATACGTGGCGCACTTTTGATTCTGATGGTAAACCACAACCGCATTGCTCACCCATTGGTGGACATTTTCACGAAATTAAATATCAAGAAGATGAAAACGGGGCAGTCAAAGTAATGAGTGTTTCAGGGCCAATGACTTGGGGTGTAGCCAAAGTTAAAGGTAAGTTTAAAAAAACAGCTGTACCAATTCCAGATCATCTTGAAGACGATCACACCCATACCGCTACTTATATCGAATCTCATAAACTAACAGCGAGAAAACAAAGCCCATTGGCTGCTAACATTATTGCATCCGATGCTCAAAAAGTAGCACCAGTGCCGGGAGCATTTTAATGGATCAGAAAAGACTACGGCAAATGTATCACCAAGCCGTTCTTTCTCACCCCACCGCACCAACAGAACTAAAGCACTCTCTCAAATCAAATGAGAGGGTGCCTCAGTTTATTGACAATCTTTATATTCAAATAAAACAAGTACAGGCCATGCGGTTATCTCAGAAAAAACCACCATTTGAAGACAGCATTATTCAAGGGCTGGTTAATGATTTAACCAATATGTTTATTCATAATATTAAAACAATTGCAGATCATAAAATGAAATCTGATCTTGATAAAATGCTGATTAAAACAAAAGCAGATTATGAAAACGACTTAAACCTTACTGCATCAGGTAAACCATCAGGCGACTTTGAAGAAATTATTAAATCAAGCGATGATTCACGAGATGTCATTTAACAAATAAGGAGTGATTAACTCATGGCAAAGAATAAAGGCGGAAGACCACAATTAGAAATAGATGAAAAACTTGTAGGCAAACTTGCTACCGTTGGATGTTCTAATGAATCAATTGCTATCCAAGTTGGATGCTCGGTCGATACCATAACTAGACGTTTTGCGGAGCTTTTAGCTAAAAGCAGAGAAAACATGAAAACTCAGCTTAGAATTTGGCAAATAGAGTCAGCCAGAAAAGGCAATACATCAATGCAAATATGGCTTGGTAAACAATTATTAGGTCAATCAGATTCACCAGTTAATTTAGAAAATAACGAGCTTAATCTTACTTTCGATAAGCATGAGAATTAATGTTCATTCCACCCTTGTCGGTGCCCAACATGATTTTATGTTGGATGATAAAACTAAATTTTTACATCTATCTGCTGGCTATGGATTCGGCAAAACAAGAACGCTTTGTTTAAAACTTTTAGACTTATCATGGAAAAATAAAAACCTAGATGGTGGCCTAGTTGTTCCTTCGTACACTGATTTTACAAGAGACGTAAGAGTAGCGATGGAAGATATTTTTGATGAGTTTAAAATAAATGCTAATTTTCATGGATCCGAACATAAGTATTCTTTTCCGTGGTCAAAAGGTAACTTGTATGTCGCCACTGCAGAAAATAAAATTCGTGGCCCTAACTGGGCTTATGCTGGTATTAATGAATTAACCCTAATCAAGCTCGCCTCATACCGTGAGGTCATCGGCAGGGTAAGAATCAAGAATGCTCCTAATCCCCAGATAGCATCCTCAGGCACTCCAGAAGGTATCTCGTCTGATTATTATGAAATCTTTGTAGAAAAGCCTTGGGTTAATTCAAAAGTCTTATACGGGGATACTAGAGACAATCAGCATAATTTGAGCGATAGCTATATCAAACAGCTTGAGGATTCATACCCGCAAGCATTGCTTGATGCCTATATGAAGGGCCTATGGGTTAACCTTACAGGTAATAGATTCTATTTCTCATACGATACTAAAACCTGCGAAATTGCTCAAGATCGGCAAGATGATTTACAATGCCATATTGCCATAGACTTTAACGTCGATCCACTGACCGCATCCATTTGGCAGTATTTTGGGCAAAAGCTCATTGCAGTCGATGAGATAAATCTAAGTGGTGATTCAGGGTTTAGTACCGAAAATCTAATCAAAGCCATGAAAACCAGAGGATATACTCCACAAAATAGCATCCTTTACCCCGACCCTGCAGGTAATGCACGGTCAACCAAGGGGCTACCAGATAATGAACTATTGAAACGAGCTGGCTATACTGTCAGAGTAAAAAATGTAGCACCACGTTTTAGGGAAAGGCAGATTAATGCAAATAATCTTTTCGAGAAAGGAATCTTAAAGGTTAACCCAAAATGCACTGGGCTTAAAAAAGATTTTATGGCCGTTGAAGTGGATAAAGTAACGCTTGAGAAAGTTAAAAAAAATCCAAAGCTTACACATTTCAGCGATGGATTTGATTATATGTTAGACATCCTAATGCCATTCAGAGGACATGGGCAACCAACAGAAGTAAGGAAATTAAGATGAGAATACAAAACGAAACAGAAATTTTAAATATTAAAGTTAGACAACAAATAATCGAAGAAATTAAATCGCCCGAGAATCAAGAACGTAAGCGTGAAGCCTATAGGCGTTACCTTGTTTATAAAGATAAAACCAAGGACTTCGTAGTAGAACAACTTCTTAATCAGTTTGATAACGATACAGTTAAAGAGATGAGCTATTGTCTTGCTAATATCTCAATCGTTAGAAAAGTAATCGACAAGCTCGCACGGGTTTATTCAAATGGTGTGAATCGTGAACTTAATGGCATTGAACAGGCTGAAGAAAACTTAGAACAATTATCAAAACTACTGAAGTTTGATACCGAGATTAAAAAGACTAACAAGTTCTTAAAGCTTCAAAAGAATGTAGCTTTTTATGTAAAGCCTTGTCCTGTTTCTAATGCCGAAGGTTCCGTAAAATATACAGTCAAATTAGAACCTCTTAACCCTTACCTTTATGATGTCGTTGAAGACTTTCATGATAGAACAAAACCAATGGCATTTGTTTTATCTGATTTTAAATATGAACAAAGAACAAGAGTGGCAGTTGGTGATTTAGCATTGGCTGGCAGATCAGCAAAAGACCCGCTCAGCGCATTCAATAGCAATAAAAAAGATGATAAAATTGCAGACGATCCAGCCGATCAAGAAACAGGCGAGATTGTTTGGTGGACTAATGCTTATCATTTTACCACTAATATGAAAGGCGAGATCATTTCTCAAGATACGGTTAATCCTATTGGTGAGATGCCATTAATTAATTTTGCCCTAGATCAAGATGGTTCTTTCTGGGCGCAAGGTGGGGATGATTTAGTAGATGGTGGAATATTTATTAACTCAATTATGACTCATAATCAGCACGTTGGTATTTCACAAGGCTATGGACAGTTTTGGATGAAGGGTAAAAACCTTCCAAGAAACATTAAAGTCGGTGCAAACAAAATGATCCTTATGGAGTATGATTCAACCGCTGGCGAGTCAGCACCAGAACTAGGTTTTGCAACCGCAAGCCCTCAAATTGATTCTCTTCGGGCACTTGTTGAGCAATACATAGCATTATTACTCACCACAAACAATCTCAGTACTTCATCCGTATCGGCTTCATTAAATGGCAATACAACAAGTCCAAGCGGTATTGCCATGATTATCGATAAATCAGAAAGCATGGAAGATGTAAAAGATCAGCGTCAAATCTTTATTGACAATGAACCTCAAATTTGGCGAGTGATTAATAAATGGCTAATGATTTATCGTGAATCGCTGACCGATGAGTTAAAACCATTACAACTTCCTGAAGGTTTTGAGCAAGATTTAACTCTAAACTTTATCGAGCCTCAAGTCATTATGAGCGAGTCTGAGAAACTTCAAAATCTCAAAATCAGAAAAGAATTGGGCATTGATTCCATGCTTGATCTTATTATGAAAGACAATCCTCAGTATACAGTTCAACAGGCTGAAAGAAAGTTATTGGAATTATTAAAAGATAAAATTATTGAGGAAGGAGAAAGCCAACAAAATGGAAGTGAAGAAGACAACAGCGACGAAGAACAAAACCTCGTCACTGATTGATTTTTCAGATGAAGTCAGCAGTTTATCTAGCGATCAAAAGAACGAGCTTCTTGATCAGATCGGAGAACTATTGATTGAAGAAACACTTTCAAATGTGGCAGACGCTCGCTCGCCTGTAGATGGATCAGCATTTGATTCACTCAGCAAAAGTTACGCTAAAAAGAAAATGGATCAAACAGGATCAAACTCACCTAACTTAGACTTAACAGGCTCAATGCTTGGATCGCTTGATTTTAAAGTAGTAGGCGATAGCATCGAAATTGGAGTATTTGGCAACGATGCACCCAAGGCCGATGGTCATAATAACTTTTCTGGATCATCTACACTTCCTAAAAGGCAATTCCTACCATCCGAGGGTGAATTATATACTAGCCAAATAAAAAGTCTTATTGATCAAACAATCGAAACATATATTTCTGAAAACGTATCAATAAGAAAAAGCCAGCTTGATAAGGTAGAATCTAAAAGTGATTTATATGAATTACTCAGAGAAGAACTTGGCAATTACCCAAATAAGAAACTTAAATCAATGGTACTTAAATCCGATCTTGCATCACTCTTAAATGATTATGATCTTTTGGAGTTACTATGAGCAAAGTAAAATCTTTTGTATCTAAAAATATATCAGTGCAATGGTCATACGATTTAAGAAAAACCATTCAAAAACAATTCTCAAACAGACAACTAGAAACCGTGCTTCAATCTAGCATCATACCAATGATTAAAGACACAATTGCAAAAGGCTTATCGCCAGTCGAAGGTAAGCGGATGTTTGATAAGTATAAGAACCCCAAAACCTATCCCGGCAAACTTAAGCCTAGCAATAAAGCCAATCTATTTTTATCGGGCGATATGCTTGACGAATATAAAGTAAAATCAGGCAAAGAGCCATTGATTATGAGTTTTGGCATACATGATGACGTAAATAAGGAAATTAGAATTAGAGCCAAGTCAAACAACTCAGGAACAGAAAACATACCAGCAAGGCGGTTCGTTCCTTGGGGTGGTGAAAATTATATTGGTCGGATAACTCTACAAGTTAAAAAAGCTTTCGCATACGCACTAAACCAAGCAATAAATAAGGAGAAAATCAAATGAGTGAATCAACTCAAACAGAAACCAAGCAAGAACAAAAACAAGAAGTTAAACCTGAACAACAGGAATTACTCGACACAGAACCTACCTTTAAAGGGTCTGAGGTTAAAAAGATCCTCGAAGAAGCTAATGCTTTAAAGGCCAAGCTAAAAGAAATTGAAAATAAGCAAAAGCAAAAAGAAATCGAGGAGTTAACTAAGAATAATGAGTGGCAAAAGATTGCCGACATGAATGATCAAAAGGCCAAAGAATATGAAGAACGATACAACACTTTAAAATCAGCTTTAATTAACGATAAACGACTGAGCGCAATCAAAGAGGCAGCCCTTCAAAGCGGAATCCTAAAAGAAGCCTTAGACGATTTAAAGACTATTGACCTACCAGAAGTTCAGATTCAAACTGGTGAAAGCGGAATAACTGTCACTGGTACAGACAGGGCAATTCAAAGACTTAAAGCCCTAAAACCGCACTGGTTTACCAAATCCGTTCCGAATGTGAACACAACCACCCCGACCGTGAATAGCGGTTCATCGGCCATATCTTGGGATGACCTTAAGAAGGCCGAGGCAGATGCCAAAAAAACAGGTAAATACGATAATTACAAAGAACTTGTATTAAAATACAAGGCACAAAACTAAGGAGAAAATAACATGGATTTATTGCATAGAAAAAGTACTGAATTATCAGTATTAAGCCAATCACTTTGGAGCCAAAAATACTACGATGTATTGCTGGCCGAATTGCCTTTTAACGCTATTATCAGCAAAGATTACGAAGGCGAAATCTCAGGATATTTGGGCGATTCAGTTCGTATCAGCACCTTCCCTGAATTTGATTCAGCTAATCTTTTAGGTGAAGACGAGCGCAATGATGCTTCTGCTATCACTGTTACTCAACAAATTCTGAACATTAATTACCGTGTAGCAAAAGACTTTATCATCACCAATCTTGCTATGCTTCAGTCATTGCCAGCTATGGATAAACTTCGTGACCTTGCGATTTATTCAATTAATAAGAAAATCCAAGCATTGGTTATTTCTTTAACTGTTCCTAGCGCATCTGCACCAGATCACCAGATTGCATTTGATACTGGTACCACTTTGGTTCTTGCAGATATTTTAGAAGCAAAAGAATTGCTTGATGCTCAAGATGTTCCTTTTGCCAATCGTCACATTGCAATGGGTGCAGCTCAGTTAAATGACTTGTTTGCAATTTCTAACTTTACTAGTTCTGACTTTGTTGCTGGTAATACGCCAATGATGAATGGCCAATTACCTGCTCAAATCTGTGGATTCCAACCTCAGTTTACGTCAGAGCTTGGTAACGTAGTTTATTGTTTGCATAGTTCATATATGACTATGGCCGCTCAACAAGGCATGAATGTAAAAGAATACGACCGAGGAGTAGAAGGTTCACGTGATTATCGAATCAATTGTGATACCGTCCTTGGTATTAAACAACTGGACAACTTGCGTGTTGTTCAAATCGGTTAATAGAAAGGAAATTAAACAATGAGAAAAAACGATAATTTTTTGCATGTTAAATATTACGCATTCGGAGCAACTGGTTCAGGAGAAACAGCTTCCGATCCAGCATCACCAGTCGATAGCGATATTCTTGCTATCCCAGCCGGAACTTGTATTGTCGGAGTTGAAGTAATTATTCAAACTGCCGTAACTGGTACAATCACCGTTGGCGACGATGACGATCCAGATGGCTTCGCAACTTCTACCGAGGTTGTTGAAGGCACCGTAGGCGCATACGCAGGCAATGGAGCTTATCTTGCTTCTAATGCTCGCAAAATGTATCTTGCAGCAGGAAAAGAAGTTAAGCTTGATCAAACCACAATTTCTGCTGGTTCTTTCTGTGTAGCTGTTCGTGGATTTTGTTTCTAATAATTAATCATTGGGCATCGTGGCTATAATCGGTCACGGTGCCTTTTTAAAACCGAGGGAATATGAGCGCAGGAAAGTATGATTTTACAATCGAACAAGGGGCAACTTTCAGCGAAACTCTAACTTGGAGAGATTCGACAGGTACGGCTATTAATTTAACCGGTTATACAATTACTTCAGAATTAAAAAGAAAATTTTCAGACGCTAATCCAGTAGCTACTTTTACTTGCACAATCACAAATGCGGCTGGCGGTGTCTTTACAAGAACATTATCTGCAACTTTATCAGCAGCACTTCCCATTGCTCAAAACTCTAATGGCACTACCGATATGCTGCCATTATATCATGATATTAAAGCCGTTAGCGGTTCAACCGTTTACAGAATCATCGAAGGAATCTGTTATGTCTCGCCGAGGGTAACATGAGTAATACAGTTACAATTACTCAAAACAATAATTTAGTTTTAATAAATAAAGAATCAAATGAAGTTGAGATCATACAAGCTCAACCAACTCAAGTAACAATTCAAAGCGTAGGAATACAAGGCCCGCAAGGAGTTCAAGGAAATGATGGCGCAACTGGTGCTACAGGAGCAACTGGAAGTCAAGGACCAGCAGGACAAGACGGTGTAGGTGTTCCACAAGGCGGAACGACTGGCCAAGTCCTAGCCAAAATAGATAATGTTGATTATAACACAGAATGGGTAGATCAATCTGCAAGTCCAACATGGGGAAGCATTACAGGATCAATTCAAGATCAAGATGATTTAATAGACGCATTTTTAAGAAAAGATATTGATGATAGTTACGCAGGAGACATTGATTCAACTTCTAGAGGATATTTTCAATTACCACAAGGGTCAAACTCAGAAGAATTATCTGTTACTTCAGGCAATGGAAAAACAAGATATAATAGCGATTTAAAAAGGTATAGAGGCTTAGATCAAGATGAATGGAAATCAATTACTACTGACGATTATGCAATAGCTTACTCATTGATTTTTGGATAAATTTTATGGCAAAACATTTTGTAAATTATACAGCAACATTAGAACCAGTTACAAACAAAGTGGTATTTTCTGGTATTGAGTTAGATCATAAAAAATTAGTTGCAATAATAAATCAAACAGACGGAATTATTATTTATGCTACTGGTGTAGTAGGAAAAGGCTATCTTGCTATATCTACAATAGACATAAGACTTGAATATGATATTTCTGGAATGTCAGATACAGACGATATCCAAGTAATTTATGACGATTACGGTGGAAACACAATAAACAATAGCGATCCTGTTTCATTACCAGTTAAAGAATATTTTACACAAAGTGCAAAATCTGTAGTCAATACTAACATGATAACCGGAATTGTATCTGATTGGTATGACGTATCAAAATATAATCATGCAGTTTGTCATATTGTGGGGTCTTCTGGAATTTCTGCAGGAGCTATTATATTTGAAGGAACTAATGATACAAGTCTTTCACCTAATGGAATAACTATTCCTTTTCAACAAATAGACGCACAGACAAGCGTTCCAAATACTGCCGCAGTATCAATTTCGGCCAATACAAGCAGAATTTATCAGTGCGCTCTACCATTAAAATATTTTAGAGTGAGAATATCAACAGCTTTTACTGGTGGAACAATTAGCGCAATTACTTCATTCTCTCAATTTCAAGTATCTGCAGCAATGTTATCAAGCAACGTAACTGGCACTGTAAGCGCAAATGCAACTATAGTTGGTTCTTCAAGTGGTATTGGGATAGGGCTTCAGACTTTTTTAACTACCGAAGTATCATCATCTGCCATAACATCATCTGCAAATACAAGTGCTGCCACTATATCAAATTTTATTTCAACTAATTTTATTATAGCAGTAACAGCGGTTTCTGGAACATCGCCTACTTATGATATTAGCGTAGAAGAAAGCCCTGACAGTGGAACAAATTGGAATGTTCGTTATCAATTTCCTAGAATAACTACGACTGGAATTTATAGATCGCCTCAATTAAATTTAAATGGAATTAACAGAACCAGATTAGTTCAAACAATTGGAGGCACTAGCCCGTCATTCACTCGTTCAATTACAAGGTTAAATTCAAATACTCAGGACTCAGAAATTAGACAATTAGTAAATAGAACAATTGTTCCAACAACATCAAATTCAGTTTCTCCAAGTTTATTTTGCGGGTCAGCAACTAATTTACAGTTAACCGTAGTTACTGGTGCAGCGACTACGCCAGCAGTTTATACAATCGACGTATCAATGGACGGAACAAATTGGGTAGATTTATCTTTAGCATTAACAGGAACGGCGTCTTCATCAGTTCAATCAAGTGTTAAAATAAGTAGCGGACTATGGGCAAGGGCAAGGGTATCGACTGCCGGAGTAACAGTAACGCAAGATCATATCGTATTGAGGGCATTTTAATATGTATTCAATTTTTATAGAAATTAATGGGCAATGGGAATTAGTTCAAACAAATATTTTAACCGAGCAGGATGCAATAGATAATATCACTTTATTAAGAACAAATAACGTAGAAAATAATTATCAAGCAGAATACAAAGATGAATTTTACAGCACAATATTAGGAATTTAAAAATATATGAGCATATTTTCGCAATTAGATAATGAAATAGAAGTGCAGTTAAATGATCAAACAAGATTAAACGCATCAAAATCTTTTGCGTCTAAAGCCGTTCAAGAAATAACCACGCTAACAATTAAACCAACCGATGACGGGAGTGCTATTGATTGCTTTTCATCTACTGAAAATGACCGTTACCTTGATTGGGTTTATACTACTTTTTCTATTGATGTAAATTCAGACAATGATGATTTAATCTTTAACGAGGGCGGTTCTGATATTAGTACAAATCTTTCAACCGGAACTTATACGCTTGCACAGTATGCAACAGAAGTTGCTTCTAAAATGACAACAGCGGGAGGAACTTATTCTGCTTCAGTTTCAGGTAACGTCATTACTTTGACTGGCTCTTCTAGTTTTGAGTTGAAAGATTCAAGCGTACAAAAACAATTACACATTGTTAAAAATGTTTCTAAAGTATCCCATGAATCTGAGTTTATCGAGTACGGAGTCCGAAATATTACCGTTGCAGTTTCAAACGGCACTGAATCAGACTCAAAATCATTTCAAATTAAAGTTTATTCAAAAGAAGGCGATTATCTTTTCAGTGAAGATGGGCATTTAAAAGCGCATGAGCCAGACATAATGAAGTGGCTTCCAGACGGTCGATCATCATACAAAGACGTTCACAGACGAGCACAAGGTTTAATTATCGCTTGGCTAGATGAAAAAGGCTATGTAAACGTCTATGGCAAAAAATACACAAAAAGAGATATTATTGACATTGATGAAGTAAAACAATGGTCAATCTTTATGACTCTTCGTTTGATCTTTCAAGGCATCTCGAATGCCGTAGATGATGTTTTCGATAATAAATCTAAACAATATTTAATGAATGAAGAAGCCGCTAGACAAAGATTGGTTCTAAGACTTGACACAAATAAAGATGGCGTAGCGGATGAAGGAGAAAATATTTCTATCTATTCTGGGAGTATGTACAGACGATGAATTTGAATAAAGCAATAACTTATTTTAGGTCAAGATGTTCTGCAATAGGACTTAAGGAATGGAAAGATGGCTTTAATGTTTCAAACATTCCTGCCAATATTTTAGATAAGTCATTTCAAATTACATACGGAACCATGATTGGTCTTAAACAAAATCAGCACGATCAAGAAATAAATCTTCCAGTAACGGTAAATGTATTTACAAAAGGATACCGTGAATCAGCCTTAGGTATTGACTCAGCTATTCAATTGACTGAAAATTTAATAGTTGAATGCTTAAAACCTACTAACAGATTGACTCAATCTAATGGCATAAAAAATATAGTTTTCGAGAACGCAAACTATGAACAAATAGATGGCAGTAATGATAATGCTGTTATCGCAACAATTAACTTTAGAGCTTTTATAGTTCTGGGGTTTTAAGGAGAAAATATTATGGCAGGAAATGTATTGAATCAAAAAGTAGAGCCAATGATGGCTACATATGGCGAGTCGATTATGCAATCTGAAAATATCACTTGCGTAGCCGATGTTTCATCATCTTTAAATAACAAATACTGGCTTATTTATAATGCGGCAGGAACTAAGTTCTATGTTTGGTATAACGTAGCATCGGGCGGGTCTGACCCATTAGTTTCTGGCGGCACTGCTGCACCAGTAGCGATTTCAGCAAATGCAACGGCCACAGCGGTAGCAACAGCAACAGCAGCGGTTGTAACAGCTCTGACAGGACTTGATTGCACCTCAGACGGTGCCGTTTGCACGGCAGTAAATACTTCAGCAGGATACGCTAAACCAGCTCACGAAGGTGCTGCAGCAACTGGATTTACATTTGAGGTAAATTACTATGGTGACTCAGCAGTAGACCTAGGCTATGTAGATGGCGATATCGAAGTTACTCACGAAGGTCAATATGTTGACCTTACGGCTCATCAAACAGGCACTATGGTTTTAGGTCATATCGGTACAGGTTTAACTGCTGGACTAACTTTAAACCTTAAAGAAACAGCCGTGACTCAATTACGAAAAGCCATCGCTACTGGTGAAGGCGATTCTTTGATTCCAGATGGAACAGGAGTAAGCGGAACTGAGGTAATCGGTTGGGGTACTTCTCGACAATTTAAGCCTACTTTTGCACGGGCAAGAAAGCTTGTATTGCACCCGGTAGCTTTGCCAGCTTCTAATATGAGCCGTGATCTCACTATCTGGAAAGCATTTCCAAAAGTATCCTCGCTTACTTTTTCAGGCGAGAATGTTTTCATGGTACCAGTAGAATTTTCTATTTATCCTGACTACACTAAGGATAGCCGCATTAACATGGTATGTCTTGGTGATGGTTCTCAGACATTGACTTAATAGGATTTACCCCTCTATAATTAAACCTATAGAGGGGTATTTTAAAATTTATGATTCATAAAATTGAAAACAAAAAACTGTCTATCGAAATTTTCGGCAAAGTTTACGAGGTTTCTAAGCCTAAGTTTAAGCAAATACTCGAAATGGAAGAAACTCTAGAAAAGCTTGGGAATAAAGAAAAAATGCTTTTCATCAGAGACAAGTTAATTGACTACGGTGTACCTTCAGAAGTTTTGGACGAACTTGATGGTGATGCTTTGACTGAATTGATTTCAGTAATTAACGGCACAAAAAAAAACTAGATAAAAATTTATTCAAAATATCTATTATATCAAGGTTTTATGGGTTAACGCCAGACTATATTTTGAATGAAACGCCTGATATTGTTAATGCTCTTTTCAATTCCATATCTATTTTAAAGGCTCAAGAAGCTCTTTTTCAGTTAAAACTATCTGACTATCCGACAATGAAACCGGAAGCTAGAACAAAATTATTCAAAGACTTGAAACGTGAGGCATACCCTGAGACAATAAAGGAAGAATCAAGGGCTTTAACTACGGCTGATTTAGCCAAATTTTTAAACAGGGGTTAAATAAATTGGCAGATGATCAAGGCACTACATTCGTATTTAAGGGAGACACTTCTCAAGCTGAATCATCCGTAGATCAGTTTGGCGATAAAATAATGAGCGTTGGCAAGACTGCTGGTCTTGCATTTGCTGCATTCTTTGCAGCAGATAAGTTAGTAAGTTTTTTCAATGAATCTACAAAGGCTGCAATAGAATCAGAAGCAGCAGTAAGAGAATTTAATTCTACCTTAGTTGCAGCAAATGTTTTTACTGAACAATTGTCTCAGTCATTTCAAGATTATGCACAATCATTACAAGATGCCACGGGCGTACAAGATGAAGTTATTTTAAAAGGTGCAAAGACATTAATAGAAATTGGCAATCTTTCTGGCCAACAATTAAATAATACCATAGTAGCAGGATTAAATTTAGCAGCAGCAAGAGGCATAGATGCAGCAAGCGCATTTGAAATGCTTGCCCGTGCAGCAAATGGCAATGTAATGCCATTTACTAAAATGGGAATAAAGTTTGAAGAAAATGCTACTGGTGCTCAAAAATTAAATACCGTACTTGGATTCATTAACGAAAAATGGTCAACAGCAGCAGCCGACAAAATGAAAGGATATGAGGGTGCAGTTAAACGTTTAAGTAATACATGGGGCGATCTTTTAGAAAACTTTGGTAAAACAACTACACAATCAAGTTTAGCGATAGGTACATTAAAAGTTTTAAATGATGCTTTAATTTCAACTCAAGTTTATGCGTCTCAAACTTGGGGCATGATTCAAAAAATGGGAAGCGCACTAATATTCTTATCAAGTGCAATACAAGCCTATGTTGTAACAATGATAGAATTAGATGGCAAAGGCCCAATAAGAATGAAACAAGCCTTTGAAGCCTATAAAACTTCAATAGCAGAAACAAATGCGGGACTTACTACATTTGAAAACATATCAAAAAGAATAGCTGAAACTCCACTTTTACCACCACCACCGCCACCAATTAATATTGGAAAATCTAATGCAGAAATTGATGAGTGGATTGAAAAACATAATCAGCTATTAAAAGATTCAGCTACAACTTTTGCAAATTATAAAAGCGGGTTTATATCAGGATTAACAGAAATTGCAGGATCAGCAAAATCATTAGGTAGAACAATGTCTTCAACATTGGTAAATGGATTTACAAGTGCATTTGCTGGAATTGGTAAATCATTAGTAAGCGGAAAAAACTCCTTTAATGAGTTTGGTAAATCAATGTTATCAATGCTTGGCACGTTATGTATTCAAATTGGACAGTTTTTAGTTTTAGCAGGACTAGGTTTTGCAGCATTGCCAATAGGATTTTCTGGTTTTGGAGCCATTGCAGCAGGATTAGGATTAATTGTCTTGGGTGGGGTATTGCAAGCATTAGGCGGTGGCGGTGAGACTCCAGCATCTTCAGGTGTTGGAAGCACAAGTTCAGATGGCACACTGAATGGCGGTTCACCATCCTTTGATGAGCAAACCAAAGAAGAAGAACGAGCCAAAGCTCAAACAGGTATTACTGTAGTTGTGCAGGGGAATATATTTGACTCAAGAGAAACAGGTATTCAGATTGCTCAGATCATTGCAGACTCATTTGATATTAACGGTACTCAGATACGAGGTTATGCGTGATAAATACATTTTCTAAATTCTATTATAATTTTGAAGTTACAAGCTCAAATAAGTTTATAGACATTGACGAAGGGGCAGGAGAGTTTCAAGTTGAAATACCAGTAGGTTTTTATACACCTACCGATCTAGCGTTAGCAATTGAAACAGCACTGCTTGACGCATCTACTTTGACTTATACTTGCACATTTAATCGAACTACAAGGGAATTTACAATAACGGCAAGCTCTGCGGTAGATATTCTAGGTGCCACTGGATTTAATGCGTCTAATGGCATTTATACCCTTATTGGGCTTGCAGCAAGTGATTTTACAGCTATAACTACTCAAACAGGTTCAGCAAGCGGTTCTGTTTATACGCCACAATATAAGCTTCAAGATTATGTTTCTCAGGAAGATTTTAGACAGCTAAGAATGAAAACAAAAAATGAATCTGCTGGTGGTTTTGTTCAGGTTCAGAGCTTTGGCATTGATCGCTTTTTTGAATTTTCAATTAAGTTTGCAACTAATATTTGGCAACCATCGACCAGCCCTATCACCAATAATTTAACAGGCATTGAAAATTTAAGATCATTCATGCAATACATTACTAAAAAATCACCTATCGAGTTTATGCCTGATAAGGATACGCCATCTACATATCATAGAGTTATACTTGAAGCATCTGCTACAGATTCAGATGGTACTGGATATAAACTTCAAGAACAATTTACAAGGGGATTAACTGGTTACTATGAATCAGGGCTTTTAAAATTCAGAATTATTGAGGATCAATAAAGATGCAAAAGATAACTGAATCAACACTATTTCCTTTCTCAATACTTGGTTCAATAATTGCAATTGCTTACTGGATGATAGGCATAGAAAATATAGCAAAATCAGCATATAAAAGTGCTGAGAAATTAGAAACTGAATTTAGATCGTCTGAATCACTTAGGGAAAAAAGAGATAGGGAAATAATCGAAAGGTTATCAAGAATAGAAACAATAGTAAAAAAAGGAGAATAACATATGCAAACATTGGATAATATTTTAAATGGAGTAGTTAATAATAAAGAAGCTGCTGTAACGGTTTTGGGTTTTATCTGGGTATTGGTAGCAAAGGGTTTTTCTAATGTAAACGCTAATCCTATTATTGCAGGCCTTCAAAAAGCGTTGGACGCTGTAGCTAAAGTTGCTGAGTTTATTGGTAAAATGTGCGCTGCGCTTTCTTATATTATTTCAGAAGCCATTAAATCGGATGGGTTTTTAGGAAAAAAATAAATGACTACAATTATTGCCTTTATTAATATAGTGAAAGAAATTATGCCGTTCGCTTATTCACTTTTAAAACTTTACCGAGAGGCAAAAGAAAAGAAGTGGATAAATGACGGTACTAATTTACAATTAAAACTAAATGAGGCTAAAACAGATGAAGAACGTAAAGAGCTTGCTAAAGCTATTTTTAATCATAGGAGTATGTAATGGCTGTTCAACTAAGATGGATATCGGCGGGAATGATTCTGGCATTACTCTTCCAGTACGACCTATATCAGAAATTTGCGTTACGGGAAATGACAGAAATGTTTATTGTTTTGATCCTCGGCATAGCCCTGACCCTTATGTTCGTGAGATCAAGATAAATGATGTTTGTACTAATTCAAGTGATTATTTTATAAATGAGGCATGGTTAAAAACCATATTAAAATAAATGGCACTTACCTTAACGGACGCAACATTTGACGCATCGAGAAAGACAATTCAAGAGCCATCCTTGGTTCTTGAAATCCAAGGCTATGACCGAGTATTTAGCAATGCAACTGTTTATAAAATAAATAGAACAGGTGACTACGGGTTAACAGGTGACGATACGTTAGGCGCAGTCGGTATTAAGAAAGATGTTTTAAAAGCCATATCAATGGATGGTTCTACAACCTCAGTAAACTCTCAAATTGAGCAAGACAAGGGTGGAGCTAGTTCAATTACGTCAATCCAGATAGCACTCGTTGACCTTAATCAAGAAATTACAAGGCTAGTAAGTCCTGGCATTGAAATAGATGACATATTAGGATCACGAGCGTGGGTTTATTTATCTTATGTCGGCACTACATTTCCAGATGATTATTCGATTTTATTTAACGGCATAGTTGATGATGTTACAATAACTGGCGGTAAAATACTTATCACTGTTTCTAATTCAGCAATTAAAAAAAGGCAGGAAATATTTAAAAACATTGAAGTAAGTACGGTAGGCGCAATGACTAACGTGCAAACAAGTTTTATAGTAGATTCAGCCGAGAACTTTTTAGAACCATCACTGCCTGAGTTTGAAACGTATGTAAAGATTGACGATGAAATAATAAAATATACTACCGTTAATACAGGCACTAATACGATAGGTGGATGCACCAGAGCGCAATTTGGAACAATTGCAGCAGCCCACGATGATGAGTCAAGTGTATCAACTTTCTATAGGCTTCAAGATAATGGCATTGATTTGGCATTAAAGTTAATGCTTTCCTCAAATGAGAATGAATATTATTTAGAAGACATTCCGGTTTCTAGTTTTGTAACAGACGCAAACGCAGTAAATACAGCAAATGCAATTCATATTATTGGTGTTGATGTAGTAAAAAAATATGGTTTTAACATAGGCGATTATATAACTACTACTGGTGCAACAAATGGTGCTAATAATGTAACTCTCGCAACGATACAATCTATTGATTATGATATTACTACTGGATCAACTATTGTTTTAACTGCTGGGTCATTGGTTGCAGAAACGACTACTTCCGCTGTAATTAAAATTAAAAGCAAATATAATGTATTGCCGGACGGTTTAAGTATGGGCGGTGATGAAGTAGATGTAGCTGAATTTGAACGCATATCATTGGTATCTTCAGGATCAATTCAAACATATGATTTTTATTTAAAAGACACAATTAACGGCAAAGATTTTATTGATAAAGAAATTCTTTACCCATCTAATTTATTTTCTCTTCCTAAAAATGGTAAAACATCCCTTGGTGAAATCGCACCGCCTCTTTTAGTATCTACTTTAAAAGCAATTAACAAATCAAATTTAACAAATCCTCAGTCAGTTCAAATTAAAAGACAGATAGGAAAGTATTTTTATAATACTTATATTATGAAATACGATCTTGATGCTGTAGAAAATAAATCATTATCAGGATACATAAGAACAGACGAGGACTCAAAAAATCAAATTAAAGTCGGCGTAAAAGCAATCACCATTAAAGCTAACGGATTAAGACGTAACGCTGAAACAGATGCTATTATCGCTATTAACTCGACAAGGTTTTTAGATCGCTATAGATTCGCAGCCGAACAAATAACTTGTTCATGTTTTTATGGTGATGGATTTAGTATTGATGTTGGTGATGTTGTTTTATTTGGCGATACCGATTTGCCTTATACTGATACAACCCGTGGCGATCTTGGTTTTTACCCAAGACTATGCGAAGTAACCAGCAAAAGAATGGACATTAAAAGCGGCAAGGTTGATCTTGTATTGCTTGATACTGGCTATTTAATATCAGGCCGTTACGGCATTATTTCACCATCTTCGATTCTTGATTCAGGTTCTACAACAAGCACGTTAGTCATAACTGATTCATACGGCATACCATCGCCATTAATTGAAAAGTCAAAATGGATTCCTTTTATTGGCAAAAGAATCATAATCAGAGACATCGAATGGGCAAACGTATATGAATCAGTGCTTTATGGGTTTAATTCTGATTATGAGATGAGTATCAAACCTATTAGCGTTAGTCCTGCTGCTGGGCTTATTGTTGAAATACCTCCTTATCCGGATGGATCAAACTCAGATGATGATGCTTTATATAAGAATATGTTTGTTTATTTTGATCCAATTGTGCCAGTGGATTCAGGAGTAGATAATTTTACGGTTGAAGTAGATGCAGGTGATATTAGTAAATTTCTGGTAGGCCAAACGGTATTAGTTCGTAAATTTGATTGGTCTGTTTATAGTTCTGAAATCAGAATAGCCAGTATTTCAGGCAACTTTTTGACCATGAATAAAACTATTGGCTTTACACCTGATAACACTTACTATTTAGATATTATCGGATTCCAAGACGCTGGGGCAGCGTACAGATATAGATAGGAATAAACTATGGCAACAGACGTAACACCAGCACGGTATAATATTAAAGTTGAAGAAACCAGATACAAGGCTGGCGTAACTGAGGCAACGGCTCAAAAAATCGCTGGTTCAATTAACCATATTAATGAGTATCAAGTTCAATTTTTTGAGTTTGGGTTTACTTTTGCCATAGCCAATAGTGGAAGCCCTACCTATAACCTATTTACCACTCCGAAGGTTATTAGCGGCGTAGAGCCATTTAAAAGAGCTTCTGAAGTTGTAGGAATCCAGTTAGTCCATAATACTAGCGGATCAAGCGGGACAACAGAATTAGACATTAAATGGGCATCTTCAAATAGCGGAACATTTAATACTATTTTTTCAACTACTCCAAAAGTAACAAGCGCAGCAGCTTCTAACTCACAATTTGATACTTTCGGTGTAGCCACTACTCCGGCAGGATGTACGGTTCCAGTTTTAAGCAAAACAACTTTTGCAGCCGGAGATGTGCTTAGATGTGAATGCTTAAGTTTACAAGCCGGAACTCCAAATGGTTTTGGCATGAAAATATATTTTAGACCGTTATAAGAAAAGGATAATAGACTATGCAAACATTAATCGGTAATAATGTAACGACAAAAGTAAATGCTGCAGTAAGCGCAAATAGGAACTCAAATGGCACAGCTTACACGGCTCCCGCAACCGGGTATGCAATTTTAACACTAAGAGTTCCGGTCGCAGCTACACTTAACATAGAAATTGGTGGGCAGTCGATATATGCTTTGACGGCGCAAACAGTAGCTCCAATAGTTGTTTATCTTGGACCAAATCAAACAGTTGTTGTTTCTGGCTATACGTCTGGAGTCATTTATATTACTGGCGTAGAGTTTATCAACTCCCCATAATAAACGACTTGCAATTAATAAAATAAATGTTACGCTTTTAGTATGATTATACTAGGACTATTGGCAGGTATTTTTTTAACTCATAACGTAAAAGAAACAAAGCTTTATAATGACTGCAAGCGTGGTAATCAAGCGTCTTGCGAGATCGTTATGATTAAGCCAAAAAAATAATTGAGCAGGTTAAAAGCACGTCAAATTCAATTTATGCGTGACCTTGTTAAGTTGATTAATGAGGCTTTTGCGCTTGGGTATGAAGTTACTGCAGGTGAGTTATGGCGATCACCTGAACAACAGAAGATATACTTTGATTCAGGCAGGTCAAAGACGATGCTATCAGAGCATTTAAATAGATGTGCGGTTGATTTAAACTTATTTAAAGATGGTAAGTTATGCACATTAGAACAAGTTGAACCGCTTGGTATTTTCTGGCAATCACTTAGCCCAAAACATCGATGGGGTGGATATTTTAAAACGCTAAAAGACTCACCTCATTTTGAACTCAGGGATTAAATTCCTTCTATATCATCTAATTTATCCATACCGCTATTTTTATGGATATACTTTCTTTGCGCCTTCACACGCACTCGCTTTGGCTTAATCAAAGGCTGAGGCGCACCAGTACCCTTGCAAACCGCGCAAGTAGTCTTCTTTAGATTGTCGTCGATCTTGATGCCTTTACCGTGGCAGACGTGGCATCTATTCATCATACGCTTTGTTCTCATCCAGTTGATTATCAATAAACGCCGTCACCTTATGCCCACGATTTCGCTCGTAGAATACAATCGGCTCGCACTCGCCCAAGTGTGGGTTCTTGGTGGTGAACCAGAGAACTGTTTTATAATGATCTTGTTTAAAGAAATCACCAACAGATACTAGATCAACTATTAAGCGCATTAGGTTTTCTTTGTTCATTTCCCCTCCTTAATGCATTGAATTTTTTCGAGTGCTATTTCTGCTAAATCACCGTTTTCATCTCTACCATAAATGGCAATGTCGGATTCGGTCTGATCTTTAGCAATTATATTAAAATACTTCTCCGCCACCTCAAGAGCTTGCTCAAGGGTAATGATTTTAGCTTGATGATCGCTTCTTGATTTATCCAGCTCATAAGTAAGCCTATTCACCTCAGCATCTCTACTGGCGTGGCCAGCTTTGAAGCATTGACCATTACAGTTTATGCCGTGAGTATCTTTATGATCTCTGTGCAATTCATCCACCGATTTTTGATCACTCATTTCCAGTCGCCCCCGTATACATATTTAAGTAGCTCTAAAAGGTCGGCAAATTTGTAATAAACCATTTTTTCCGTTTGGTAGGTACTGGGTGATTTATAGTTCAAGATATAACCGTTTTTAATTATTTCTACAGTAAAGGTAAATCCGTCATATGTTTCGTTTGCTGATTCATCACTCATTCTCATCCATCCTTTTCAGTTCTTGTTCAATCCAATCAGCCCAATGAATCTCAATTCCGTATTCTTCAGTGATATCTTTTGTTTTCTTTTCCAATAGCTTTAAAATCTTCTCCCTCTCATCCAAGCGAACGTGGGGGATTGCTGCGGTGAAGCCAGCATCAAAATGCACAACTGCCGGAGGATGTGGAAGCATATTCCTTAGTGTTTGTCTGTACTGAGTAAACTCGTAATCCATGATCTTTTTTAGGTTTTTATTCATGATTTTTTTACCTTCAAATCTTCATAGTGAGATTTTTCAATTTCAGACGCATAATATTCCATGATTTGCTTTAAATCAGCTACGGCTTGCCAACATCGGCAACCGTAATGATCACAGGCTGCGCTGTCACCCACTAAGTCACTCACTCGCTCGGTTAGACTTTTACTCATCTTCCGACTCATCCTCTAACTTTTTACTCCACCCAATAGCCTTGCAATCAGGGCAGCCAAGGCATCCGGCATCTTTGCAGTCTTGTTTGTATTTTTCTTCCAGTTTTAAAATGTACTCAAGCTCTTTGCTGATTTTACTCATCTTCCAAAACCTCCCGAACGTGGATTATTTCCATTTGGTTTTTCAATCTGTTCAGTTCCACATCAGTACTGCAATAAGAAATGTGTGGTTTTACTTTAAGTTCGTGTGAAACATGAATCCAAAACTCCCTAGCCTTCCTCGCTTCCTGCGGCGGGTAAAAACCTAGTAATGCGGCGTTTTCGACGGAGAGGAGGGTGGGGTGCTTATCTCTTTGACCAAGATTTCCACTTAAATAATATGTATCTCCAAAGTGCATCAACCACCCATTGGTATGGTCACCCTCACACTTTCCCCATCCATAACTCGGACTCCACGCCCAGTCACCATTTTTAAATTGTTGCGGTTTTAATTTGTTGTTCATTTTATCTCCTAATTATAATTATTAAAATTACAGCCGTTTTTGTTCGTAATTTGCATAAATTACTTACCATCCTCTATGATTGATTCGATTTCTTTTTCTAACTCATCGTCAGGCATCAGTATGTACTTCTCCTGCGCCCTCACGATCTTCAGCAGCTTTTCAATGTCGAGGCGGGACTTTGCTATGAACTCTGAGTCTTTCCACGTTACTGGTAGAATAAGAAAGTCACCCGTTGGTTGACGATAAACGACATCGCCCTCGTGATTCACTTCCCACTTTTTACCTGTGGTCTGATCTACCCTCGCCTGAATTTCAGATAGGCATTGTAAGAGTTTAGTCATTTCAACCCCCATTTCTCCTGAAACGCACGGGCAAGTTTCCCGCCACGATGTTCACAACACTGATCTGGGGTGCTATGATCTGATGATTCAATGGCTGTCATATCATCACGGGTTTGGTTATAATCCCAACTTAGTGGGCTTGCGTAGAACTCCAAAACCTCCCTCGCCTCCTTCAACTCCTTCACTAGTGCGGTGATGGTGGTGGGGTCGCAGGCATTTTTAAAATTATACATAAATGATGTACCAGCCATCTCTGGATTTTCAATGGCTAAGCTGGCCAGCTTCAAAATCCGGTCTAGGTCGATTGGTTTGGTCATTTGCTTTTCCCCCTCAATGATGGAAATTCAAGCTCTCTCTGGCATTTAGTGCAATAAGCCTTAAGGCCATTTGATCTTATTGAAATCATTGGCTCATGGAAAAAAAGGTAGCATCTTAACCATCTTAAAAATTTCATTTTAATCCTTCCACCAATCCATACCGCCACCATTGCAATCCCTTACGTTCTCTCTCATTTCCAACTCTTCAGAAATTGCAATCTTAGCATCTTCTAAAGTTATGTCCTCATCGTATTCAAGCCCTAAGTGATCCATAAAATCCTTTTGCTTTTGAGTGGCTGGCCTTTTCACTGGTTCATTTCCTCTTCACTTTTATGAGACCAGCACTCGACTCCTGTTTCTGGATCGACATAGTAAAGCGTTGGGTTGCACCAGCAGTCTTTTGATTCTTCATGCTCTCTAGTCATCATGCTATGTCCGTCAAAAATTGTGGGAATTCTTCTTTGTCTGCAATTCTTTTTTCCAGTTCTTTTTTAAATCCAAGTACCTCCAGCTGTTCCCAACTGATGTGATCCACAACCGTACTTGAACTGAGTGTTCCACCATGTGTTTGCCATAACTCTAACGCTTGACGTTCTGTTTCTGCTGCGTAGTATTTTTTTCCATTGATTAAATAAACATTGATTGTTTTCATATTATTTCCTTTTTTGTTTTCGGTTAATTTTTCTGCTCTTACGTTGTTGTTTTCGTTTAGCTTTTGTCTTTTTCTTATTGGTCTGTACATTCGATTTTGCCTTCTTTCTTTTTCCTCCACGGCTGTCTGTGTTTAATGCTGCTGCCATCATTCTGGCCATCATTTGAAGTCTAAGACTCATTACTTTACCCACTCTCTGACGTTTGTTTCTTCTTTTAATTTTAATGATCTTTTTGTTCCTATAAAAAGCCCATCTTCTTGATACTTTTGACGAACTCGTCTGACCGATTCCATTGAGCAGGCGTTTTCGCTGTATAAAATTTCCTTGAATTTGTTGTAAGGAATTTCTCCCAGTTGATTCTTTAGATCATGAAAAGTTGCGAGATAAGCTAACCATAAAACTTTGTCCGAATCTCTGGTCGAAGGGTGCTTGTCTAAGAGATAAGCCACTCGGTCTTTTGCTTTGTTTAAGTGTGAAATCATGCTTTTGCTTTTGAGTGGCTGGCCTTTTCACCTGAACCCCCATTTTTGAAAGTGCTGTTTTGCAACGTCAAGATTGAGTGAAGCGTCAAAACCTTGCTTTTTAAAATCTATTGAATCTCTGATTTTAATTTGAGACTCAACGTGTTTTTTTAATTCAGCCAACCGCTTGCCTTCGGTGATTAAATTATTCATTCCATCCCCCATTTCTTCAGTTCAAAATATTGACCACGAAAAGCTTCACACCGATGGCACTGGTAAATATCCGCTTCGGTGTTTTGAATGGCGTTAAAGGCTTGATCGCTTATTGATAAAATATGATCATAAGCTTTTATCAAATCCCCTTTTTTCAAAGAATCAATTGCAGCTCTTGAAAATCTTTCAATTTGCTGTACGGTTTCAATTTCTGTTCTTGTCATCTTGTCGCTCCAGTCTTTCAATTTGCTTTTCATTAAAAAATTCCAGTCCAAGTTTTAAAGAAATATCCATATCCACGGGTCGTCGTGGATAAAACTTTCCAGCAGCACAGTTTGTAGCCAAATCTTCAAGCTCACTGTTTGTTAGTTTCATTCCATCCCCCATTTCTTTAGCACTAATTTTGTTTTATGAAGTGGGTGGCAGGTATCAGAACAAAACTCGCTATGGATTGTTTCATCAGCATCTTTCAAAGCCTCCCGCATATCCTCGATCATTGAATAGATTTTTAGCATTGTTTCTGGAAGATGGAAGTCTTCGTATCTTTCCATATTAAACCATTGGGTTTCAATTGTTCCAGAATGTTCATTTGCCAACTCAGCCAACCGCTTGCCTTCAGTGATTAGTTTATTCATTTGAATCATCCTTATCTAATCCTTCTGCCGCACAAAAAATGAAGTGCACATCGCTTGGAGTTTGACCGTGATTGAGCATTGATGCTGCAAGTGCTCCGTAGTGTAAAATGTTAAATAATCTAAAATAGTCTGATTGTATTAAATAAAAATGCCCGTGCTGTCCGCTGTCAAGTGATGTGTCACGAATACCAATTTCATAGCTTGCAAATTCGTTCGGCTTCCACTCAGCGCATGTAACCTTATATTTACCTACCGTGAATCTTCCAATATTTTTATTCATTTCCTCATCCTTTCCTTAAAATCCCTTGGCCCGATGGAACAGCGTAGTATTCACATCCCCCGCCACGGGATCATGTCCACCGAATTTCTCACCCTGCGGGGTGACCAAGGGGTTATTCATCGCTGACCTCGTAGGGGCCTAAGTGTTTTTCGTATTCGTAATTTAAAAACTCACATTCTGCTTCTTTTTCTGTGTATAGAGAAAGAAATACTTGCCACGTGCCGCAATCTCTTAAATACCGCCACTGCCAAACCGTCTTGGTCTTTTGGGCAATTGGCTTGTCTTCTACGATTTCCCAGTCGTCGGACAACATATCCTCTAAATTAAAGTCAAAACTTGACTGGTCATTTCTAAAAACGACGTACTTATTCCAGCTTTTTATTCTTATTTCTTTCCCAGCCCTGAATGCGGGCAGGACATCTTCTAAACGGCTCATAAAAAACTCCACAAAAACACACACAGAAAAAACATCGACGCTCCGAATATAAACATCACGAAGTTAAGCGCGAACGCTGCTCGGTCTTTTCTATTCTTAATAATCTTATGCTGAGTAAAATCTACTTGATACGTTTTCATTTCATTGTCTCCTTCTTAATACCAGCCCGCCTGATCAATTTAGGTGATTCTTTCTTGATGTTTTCAAGCGGACTGGCTTCTTGCGGTAGTGCAAGCTTTATTCCGTTATGGTTATCTAAGCTTTTGATATATTCAGCGCACGGGCTAATCTTTTCAATTACCTTGCGTGGTCGCCCTCCAAGCTTCCCATTCTTACGGCTAGACTTTGCTTTCTTAATACTCTTAGCTGCGCCACCTAGTTTGCCTAAAAGTGACGCAGCCTTTTTTAAATCTCTATTTTGCATATAAATGGTGTTCTAATCCTAAATCGGTTAATCGTAAAATGATTTCTTTATCACTCACAGCCTCGTCACCCACTAGCTGGGTTAGCTCTCTGATGTCAGCACAATGGATCAGTGCTGTGACATCATTATGTAGTTCGTCGCTGATTTTTTTAGCCTCGACTAGCATTGCTCTGATCATTTTGTTTCTGTCTAAAACTCCGAATTGTGTGTCGTTCATTTCATTTCTCCCTGTTTGTTGTCTATATATAAACAATAACCTAACCCTTTAGGTATTGCAACAAGTTTTTTTCAACATCTTCAATATTTCTTGCGACAAAGGCTATACCCCCCAGCTCGTTTATGCGCGAGATGATGAACTCCTGCTCTTTTGAGACGCGCCCTGTAGGGGTCTTAACCTCGATTGCCAGCATCCGGCCACCGGGTAAGCAGGAAAGTATGTCCGGAATGCCCTTGCGGTGATACGCGCTCTGTTTCCGATACTCCCCTATGTTCCTATCAAACACGCCCACGGTGTCGTTTTTCCAACAGAAAATACCACGGTTCACTAGGTAGCCTAGAATCTGGTTCTCTATCTCTTTTTCGGTCACAATGTTATAACTCCCGTTCCATTCCTAAAACTCTCCCCCTTCACAATCTGATCAGCGTATCCAATCGCTTTCCTGATGTTCTCATTGCCTTCTGGAATCATTGAATTGATATTAAATACAGCGCACTCGTATGGCTCTTTGGTGCTGATCGCTATAATGAAGTAATCCAGATCAAGCGGTCTGCCAATCGCATGGCCGTAAAAAGCAAGTTGTGTGTGGTAGTGGTATTCCTTAATTACTTTATCAAAGCTGTAGATGTCGCTAGTCGTCTTCAGATCGTAAACAAAGCCTTCACCGTATCCGTCTATCTTGCTCTTGCAAGTGTATCCGTCCAGCTCGAAGTCGATCCACTTTTCCTTCTCTGATAAGTCAATCAAATCCTTGGCGTGTGGCGTACTCATAACAGATGACGCGCACTCCATAGCCTTAAGCCATTCTGTTTCGTCAATCAAAGTCTTCCCTTCATTGTAAAACACAAACTCATTATAATCGGACTTGCCTTGGGTGGTGCGCCTATCAAACTTGGGCGACTTAACAAACTCATCCATCCCCACACCGAGCACCATCGCATGAACGAGTGAGCCAAAGTTCATTGCATCATTCGCCTTAAATGGGTTATGATAGTTGTGCCAAGCGTACATTGGCGATTTTAATACGTTCTTAATCAAACTGGCGTTTACTGCTGCTTTTTTAAAATAGCTCATGTTGTCTATCGTCCTTTTCTATTACTTCATTTATTTCTGGTAATGCTTTGTTTTTCTCTCCAAAGGCTGAACTAAATTCTTTATCCTTGAATAAATCTGCCAATCCAGTTATCTGCTTTAACCTCAATAACTCGTCCTTATCCATCCCAATATGCTTTAAAATCCATGCATCACTCATTCCAGCCTTGGTCAACTCTGAAACAATATTCGACATTAGATCAATCGAGTGACTGCCTCTGGCCCTATTGTGACGAATGGTTGATGCCATGCGCTGTGATTCATCTTTTTCAATCACTACGACCGGGAGCATTCCTTTCTCTCTATCTCTAATGCGCTTAGAGTTTTTCATAGTGGTGTATCTATGGAACCCGTCAACAATCTCAAACATGTCGGTATCAGGTATCTTATAGCATACGATAGGCATCGTGTAGCCATCTTCCCAGATTGATGTTTCAAGTAGCTCCATTTCTGGTGGGGCTACCGAGTTGGGGTTATAGGTATTCGCTTTAATCTTATCCATTGGTATGGATCTTACGTTATAAACTGGACTTTGCATTTAAGACTCCTTTATATTTGTTGCTTGCTTCTGTTCTCATTTGTGTTTCTGTTTTAGTTAAAGAAAATCCCATGTACTTACAGAGATGATCGTTCTTCATAATGCAAACGCACATTCTTTTATAAGTTGGTATCTCTCTAAACTCCTCAATATCTATATCATCTTGGTATTCCATTCTTACTGGATTCTTTGTTGTTTTGTAGTTTGTATCCGCGATTACTTCGTATTTGATGTTTAATTCTTTTATCTTTTCAATGGTTTCTGCGGATAAACAACCACCCTTTTCAGTCCAAAATTTCTTACTGATCTCGAGCTTTCTTCGGTAGTTATCCGCTGAGTTCTTTGGGAGTGTAGACAATAAAAACTCCATGTATGTTTTCCAAGTATGTCCCTCTGGAAGTTTGATTGATCTCCACCCCATAGCGGTAGTGCCACCATACAGGCCAGCGAAGTTTACTCCACTTGTTCTTCCAATCATTTTTCCCCAGTTTTTAGGATCAATTACTTTGTATAACTTTAGATTTTCTATTCCTGAATCATGAAATGGTGAGGCCACTCTCATTTGCGCTGGCGATAATCCGGCTTTCCAAAATAGATCGTAAAGCTTGTTGTAATCCCATCTGTTTTTGTAGTTTGCAATCCATATATCATCTACCCTAAAATCAAAAATAGGATAAGCATTATAGATACCTTCACTCATCTCAAGCGTCCAATCAATGCCATTATATTTATTTTTATTCTTATCAGAGTGAATAGCCCTCCATCTATTCAGTGACTCGTCTGTTCTTATGCCAACTAAACAAGCTGTTTTTTTAGCGTTATTTTTTTCGTGAATCCACATAGAAAACCGATCTTGCAAATCATAATCCCACATACCTTTTTTAAACCAAGTAAACTCATGATTCATTTCTGATACGCAGGTTATTGGCAATTCTCTTACCCATAAATCCTTCTTGTCTCTATCCCACGGTATCCAGTGGTCATTATAAGCGGATGTTGCGCATTTCGCTGCAAGCGGTAAACATATTCTGTAAACATCTAAAATATCTAAATTTTTAGATAGTTCTGAATCAACGTAGTCGGTCGTCATCTGATATTGAGCCTCGTAGTCAATATGAAAAACACCTATTTTTCTTTTTAAGTTGTTTTTTCTAATGTAATCAATGCAAAGATTTAATAAAACTCCGCTATCCTTACCTCCAGAGAATGAAACATAAACATTATCAAACTCATTGAAAATAAGTTTTAATCTTTCGTTTGCTGCATCGTATACGTTCATCATTTTTTTTCGTCCTTCTAGTTCAATGCGTTTTAATGCTCCGTAATACTCTGTATTGGATCGCTGATAACCCAAGCTAACCAAGTGATTGTCATTACTTAAAATAGCCTTACAAATTGCCCTGTATGATGGAGCCTTGTTGAGCGATTCTAGTTTTGCATCAGCCTCGTCCGGTATCCCGTCGGGGTAGCCTTGAGATTCCCACTTCTTTATGTAGTTGTCAATTTTTTGTAGCATACCATTCATCTATTGCTTTTTGAGCTTGTGCGTTAGCATCGTCTTGTTGTTGTTTAGTTAAATAACTCCATGCGTGTCTGGTTATGTCTTCTGGGCATCCGATTGCTAGGCAACAAGCGGCGTGACCAACCCATGCTTTTTTATTTCCTTGATCTCCAGATAAATGATGTTCGCAAGCTATTGGCCATTCAGTAATAACTCTTTTCATAAATGAACCATAAAGTTCGTGATTTCCGGTAAACTCTACTGCTTTTCTTAAAAAATAATTTCTTTCTTTACCTGAAACATTTCTCCACATTCCATTCTTAAAACATTCCCAGCTAGTGTATGGATGCCATATCTTGTTCATTCAAAAACCAACCTTTCTATATTGTTGTATCCATTCTTACTGACTAAAATAATACTCTTAGGCGCACGCCCGCACACCTGCTCCGCCTGTTCGTGTGTATCTCCGACAATAGGGCAGTCAAGCTCCTGCAAACGCTTCACCATTCGCTTATAGGCCCAATCATTTGAGAACGTGAAATACTCCACATGATCACGGTCTAGCATAGACAGCGGCTTATAAATCACCATTAGGCAATCGTTTCCGGCCTTAGAGGTGTGAAAGCCAAGAACCACTTTCTTGACCAGCATCTCTCTAGGCTTGGGCTTGGCTAGGATGTCTTGCACATCCGATTCAACCCTAAGCTTCGTTTCCTTCTTAGTGTAAAACACATGACCGCAAACATCACACGCTGGCAAAATTTTTAACACATACTCGAAACACTCGGGGCATACCCGGTGCTGAATCTCTTCCTCTGGCTTCTTGCCCTTCCTTGCCGTTACCACTTTCGGGTTGTTGATCGGGCCGCATGACCTGACCACGTTTCCATAGTCCAGTACTAGGCAGTCTTTCTTCCCTTCGCTGATACGCAAGCCACGGCCAACGGTTTGCACATAGAGCACTGGGGAGCGGGTGGGGCGCATCAAAACTACTGCGTCAATCGGTGGGAAGTCGTATCCTTCGCTAACGATGGTCACAAAAACCAAATGCCTTGCATCCCTCTTCTCAAACCAATGAATAGCGACTGCCCTTGAGTTCTTATCCATCTTTGAGTGAATAGCAAACGCATTAATGCCCAATGTATTTCTAACCATCTCAGCATGTGCAATCGATGCGCAAGCCCACACAATCTTCTTACGCCCAATCAGGCGATCAAGTGCATCATTCACTTGTAGGTCAACTACCGTCTGATCCACAGTCACACGCTCAACATCTTCCTGAGCATACTCCCCGGCTCTCACCGATAGCTGCGAAGTGTCGATCTGGTGGTTCGGTGCCTTCATTAGTGGACGCACCAAGTACCCCTCGTCAATCAGTTCATCCATTGGCTTAATAAAGTCGATCTTCTCAAAGAACTTACCCTCGCCGTAGATCGGGCCGTCCGCCCTGAATGGCGTTGCAGTGAAACCGATTACCTTCATCTTTTCATGCTTATTAAGCTCAAAGAAATCAAAGTACCGCCCTTGTTCGTGGTCGATAGCGTGAACCTCATCAACCACCACAATATTGATGTGCATCTTAATTTCTGCAATCGACTGAATGCTTGCGATCACAATAGACCCGGACAAGTCTTTCTCAATTGATCCGCAATAAATACTGACCGAATCGAAGTTCTTTCTGAACCTTCTAGCTGTCTGCTCAATCAGGTTAATCTT